GTGGCTGCTATATTCAATATTATGCGGATAAACCGCCTCCAGGGTCCATTGAGACCCCAAGCTTATGCTTCCTGTTTAGTCGCTTGCGCGCCTATAATAAGGAAATCTCGCATAAGCCTCCGCTGGCCTTGGAATTCGCTTCCAAGGCCCCAAGTTGGGCCAATAAGGCACAACTTGGCTGCCTAGAGCAGTGGACTTGAACCGTCGAGTCATTTCTTTCGACTTGATCGATTCATGCGCACCACGATGGAGAGCGTGCATAAGAGCACCTTCAGAAGAATGCGAGTCATAGACTATCACTCTTTCTCGGATGACTCTTGCAACGTACCCGTCGTGGCCGTGTTCTGGTTTCGAGGGACAGGCTTCGTCAAAGTTGACGACGAGGCCATCATCTCCGAAACCGATTGGGACGTACGTTGTACTCGCAACTGGACATGCTCTACGAGCATAGCTCCACACGCGAACAAAACGAATGTCACAACCATCAGAACAATTGCGTAAATGACTATAGCGCCGAATCTTGTTAGCGATTCGGATGCAGGCCGTTGAGTAGTCATGGTAATCACCTTTTACGTAAAAGGGTCTGATCATCATGCCGTCAAGGTAGTCAAAACCACAGCTCTCAAAGAAACGTCCAGCCACGAACGTTTTCTTTGTGTTCACGTTAAAACCTAGAAAATCTAGGCTTGCTTTCAGAAGCGGGAAACATTCGGAGGATAAGATAATATCATCCCCGAAGGCGACAGCAGAGCTGTCGCCGGACGCACGTGCAAGAGCGAGAAAAATTAATGTCTCGAGCTCGAACGTGAAACCATTTCCCATCGACGAAAACTTGGACAGCCGAACCTCAGTGTCGCCTATCATACTGTATTCAGTGCGAGCGACATCAAGGAGGGAGGCCCATTCATACGGTAGTAGTAACCAGACTAATTCGCTAGAGATTGTATCACTAGCAGAACTAAGGTCTACGGTTGCCAAACCACGATGAATGGCATCTCGCGCCAAATGCCGATTTACATCAGCCTGGTGATCGAGATTGAGTCCATAACGTGAAAGCCTTTGTCGCAACAAAGCACCAATACCTAATTGAACGTATACGTTCAAATGGGGCTCGATCGCTATAGCGCGATCGGTTTTAGAGGTCTTTGGGACAAAGGTTACCCTGCTATAAGCTCTCAGCTCAACGTCCTGTGAAGAACGGAAAGCCAGAGAGCGCCAGTATGGGTAAAGGCGCGGAGTAACATGCATGCTGCATGTGTATTTCTTGCTAGCGACAACATCGTTACCTGCAACACTTGACGTGGCGCCGGGCCCAAATCGAAACTTGGATTCCGCATACTCTAATTTCTCACGAGTAAGCGGACCAAGGATCGACGAGATGATAGCACGAGCACGATCTACGACTTCATTTGTTCTCCTGTCTAAGGGGCTGACGCCACCTTGAGAGTAGGATACTAATCTGTCATTAGTTTGCGCGCACTGCATCTCTGCATCCCACCACGACTTTTTAGCCTCTTCACGAGGGTTATAAGTCGTCTTAAGATGAGGGTTCTTTCGAAGTGCCTCTGTTACTAAATAGTCGTCAACAAAGTGTGGAGATTCAAAATCTGGCCTAGGTAGGTCAAGATATTGATCCCACTCCTCGCTTTCGGCTAAGAGGTAACAGCATAACGCGCGAGCCGTTCCAACGGATTCGCACGTCCGCAAGAAAGTTCCAAGCTCGACCTTAAAGGTACGAGCAGCCAAGCTCAGCTTAGGCCTTCTGGACATGATCAAGACCCCCTATTAATACAGAGGATCGAGGTCACGGACAGCGCCGCGCACCAGCGCAGCGTTGAGTCCGTTCGTCAGGAAGGCGAACAGGTTCTTGCGTTCGGCATCGGTGCATGCAGTCGGGAGAATGACATCCACGTTAGCGCGAAGGACGTAAGCCTGTTGAGTAATACCGTTGACCACGCTGGTCACGGGATACTCAACAGCGAACTTCGCCCGGTTAACCGAAGTAGCGCCGGAAGCAAACTTGTTCGAGACGTTCAGACGGCGGTAGCCAATGGCCACGCCAGCAGTACGATCGACGAACGAGAATGCGCCCGGAGTCTGGTTTTCCGGATTGAACGTAACGGCCACAGGAGTGGCTTGACCATCGTTGATGGTGATAGGGGCAATAGCCGCCATAGGTGATAATACCTATAAATAGAGAGGTTATCAAAATCTACCTCGCGCCATTTGCAACAAGGCAAGACCGTTGATTATATGACCCAAACTCTGAGAAGCCTCGTACTCGGGAGTGACAATCATTGAAATCGTAGTAGGCGCATTCCGAACATCGGAACGTGAATACTCGAAATATTGCTTGCCACCCCAAGTACGGGAATTCGACGGAGGGGTCAGATACTCATAGGTCCTCGTGGAAGTGGAATCCAATACATATAAGCTGGAGAATAGGATCAGATTGTCGAGTGAGGCAATGCCATCACCGACATTTATGAACCAATCTACAACGAAGCTGTATGGGGTTAGCTCCCACGCGATCGAGAGAGGATTCAAGAGACCGTGAGCCGCCAAAGACGTCAATAAAGGGTTAGTATTGGTATACGCCCTATATTGAGTCCTGAGTCGCACTTCTCTAGTCAACTCACTCTTCGCAGTATATGCGTAGATGGTTGAATTAGAGTCGCGATACGCAGTGGTGAACACACGATCCTTGCGCTTAACCACTCCCTCAAGATACGGTGGTGTAGTCTGTAGACCGACTTTAATCTCGGCTACAGCCTGACCAAGGTCTTGAGCAAGCGGTTTCATGCCATATGTCCATTGCAAGTGCGCAGCGGCAGCGGTCGACGGTATGTCGACCATGCGTTTCGCACGAGCAATAGATGGATGGCGCCTTATCAAGTTACGTCCACGAGAAGTGACAGTCTTAGCAAGATGCAAGAAGGTTTCAGCAGTTTCGCTGTATTCCCCAAGCATCGTACCAAGGTTAACACTATCGCCGCGGATTTTGTTCCGGATGCTATTGTACATAGCAGCCCGGCTGATGTTTAACGGTGGTTCCGTAAAAGCCGGAGAACCCCAGGCAGAAGCCTTAGTTCTCGTTCCGCTTGTAGGAAACATCGTGACAACAGGGTAGTCCGTATACAAGTTCTGACCACTGTTAGTGGTAAAGTTCATTGTAGCGAACGTACCCCCACCGCTCGAAACACTACGTGAAGTAGCGTTCATAAACAAGTCCTTGGGCTTAGCCCGCTGACTTGTCGCAGGGAATGACCGCATCGTCCTCGTTAAGGTACCCTTCGAAGAAAACTGGAATTTCCAGCTATTTCCGGAAAGTTGCCAATACGAGTATTCGTAATTCCAATTACGATAGATAGCAGCCATACATTGCCTCAGCTTGTTAAGGTTTCTCACCGAAACCGATGAGATAGAAACTCCCGGTAACTAGAGATTGGGGAGCCGATTGAACAATTCCCTCGTTGTCCTCTTAAATAAGCCGGTTAAAGCCGACTGAGAGTACGACGAGAGTCCATCATCCGAGCCAGTGAGACGCCTAAGGATAACCTTAGGTGGAGTCCCATCAAGCTCGGACAAGGACTCCAGTTGACTGTTAATAGCAACTATTAACGTGCCAACAGGTAGGGTATTAAGATTCAATTGACTTCTCCAATCAAAGGAAACCGGG